AACCAGTTTCTTTTTGAATTGTTAAAACTACATTACCAACCATATTACCCGAATGTCTTGTAATATTAAATGTATTTGCAGGCCATCCTAGGATTGTATTATCGGTATTATTTCCATTATAACCAATAGAAAATCCTTCTGAACCATCATCTTTTTCTTTAAAGAAAATTTGACCACCACCTTGTTCGTTAACAGAATTTTCAGGGATAAGAAAAATACCTTCATCGTTTCCTTGTCCATTAGTAAAACTAGCACTTGGTCCAACAACATGGAATGTAGTTAATGGGTCATTTGTTCCAATACCTATATAACCAGATTGTGTATAATAAACTTTATCTTTATTTTCTAACCATTGTGCTGTTGTATCCATATCATCGGTAACTAAAACTCCAGCTCCAGTTGTATTAGTTAAACCTAATAATTCTCCGGTTGTAGGATGATAATAATTAGGGTCATTAAATGGATTTGATAATCCTGTTTTAACTCTCATAAAATCAACTAATTCTGTTAAATCAACTTGATTGATTGTTTTATCCCCGAATTCAGTTATTTGGTCACTATCTGTAGGAACAACTGATGTTCCTGTTTTAGTTAAAAATCTTCTAATACTTTTTGGAATAATAGATGTATCCCTTTTTCTCAAAGAGACTTTTTTACTTTGAGTATGATCTGTTCCACCAGAAATAGCGATTTGACATTCATCTCCAAGCCATAATGAACCTTCTGAAATAAATATATCTCTAAATTTTTTCGTAGATGAACCAATATCATATGTTTCGGTTGATTCAGGAATAATATTACCTCTTGTTTGAATTAATCCTGCAATTCCATTTGAACCACCAGTTCCTTTTTCACCAGATAATATATTAATATTACCACCATTGGTATTAGTTCCACTTGTAACAGAACCTCCATTTTGTCCTTCAATACTAATACTATATCCATTTGTACTAGCATTTGCTGTTCCAGCAATAATATCTAATCCTGAAGCTTTGATTTTATCTTTCACATGTAATTGATAAGTTGGGTTAGTAATTCCAATACCAACATTACCAATATCATCAATAATCATTTTTTCAGTAGTAGCTGTAAAAAATCTAATTTTATCTTCATCGTTTTGATTTGTTTCAACCGTAATTTTAGTATCTTGGTCAATATCAATAACTCCTCCTAATGAATTCCAGGCATTACCAGCTCCATATCCTTCAAACATATCAAGTTCAGAATTATATCTGATTTGTCCTTTTTGTGTAGTGAAAGGTCTTTGGGCACTAGTTCCAATTGGAACTTTAATAGCATCGGTGCCTTCGATATGGAAAAGAACTTTTGGATCATTTGTTCCAACACCTATATTTCCAATTTCATCAATTATCATTCTAAAGGTATCATTAGTATAAAATCTAATTTTTCTATCATCTGAATTTTCATCAACTGTAATTCTAGTTTTCATATCAAAATCATATAATCCATCAATATTTCTCCAAGCACTATCGGGGAAATATCCTTCATAGTGTCCTTTTGTCGAGTTATAACGCATTTGTCCTACTTGTAAGGTAATTGGTCTTTGGGCGGTAGTTCCAACTGGAATTTTAATCGCATCTGTTCCTTCTATATGAAAAAGAACTTTGGCATCATTTGTTGCTATACCAACATTTCCTCCGCCAGTTACCATAGCGATATTATTGGAGACACCACTATTAAATTCCAATGGTAATCCAGTAATTGCTTCATTTATTTGTATATTAGCTTGTAAAGCTCCATTAGTTTTAAAATCTATATGAGAAATATCATTTCCAGAATTATTCATATCACAATCGAGGATAATTCCACTAGTGGTATCACTTGCTATATGTAATAAGGCAATTGGATTAGTAATTCCAATACCAACATTACCAGATGATGTAATTCTCATATATTCGGTTAATCCACTAATATTTTCATTTAAACCACCTGAAAATGCTATATCAGATGTTGTTCCATTATATATACGGGTAATAGAACCAGTATAATAAGAATCTGAATGTTGCCAATAGATACCATTTTCATTTGTGTTACTTTCTGTTTTAATAGATAATCCATCATCATTGCCTACATAAAGTGATAATTTATTAGATGGGGTTGTAATACCTAAACCTACTTTACCATCTCCTTTAATAGTAAACATATTCCATACTTCATTTTTTCCAATATGAAAATCAAAAGGGTCTGTTTTTTGTGAAATACCAACAGATATATCCCAAAAATTATTAATATCTAGAATTCCTGAATTTTCATCACTATCTGCAAATCTAATAATAGAAGTGGCATTATTAGTATTTGTTTCTAAATCTTGAATAAGAAAAACTGGGTCTTCCCTTTTAATATGTAAATGTGCCTTTGGTACTAATGAGGCAGTATCTGAAATAATTAATCCACCTTCACCATTAATTTTAACATCAATATCAGACATTCTTAATATATCAATATCATTATCCCTTATGACCATTTCATTGTTAATATCACGAAATACATAATATAATGAATCTGAGCCAAATTGAACATTAGTAGTTGGAACTGACATCTAAATTATAATATAAATTATAAATATATTTAATTTAAAAAATAAAACCATTATTATTATAAATTTTTATAATAATAATTGTTTTGTATAAATTGACTATATAAAATAAAGTAAATTGGTTATTTTATAATAAAATTTAAGTTGATTTACAACCAACTTCGAAATCTCTTCTGTTGGAATCTGGGGAGATAGTACTGTTCATCCAAATAGATACTGGTACTTGTGGATTAGATGGTTCAGATCTGATTTGTAAGTTTGCGTTTCTTAAAGATTGACCAACGGTGTTAATACCAAGATGATATCCTGCTTCAATGAAATTTTTGAAAGCAAGGGAACCTTTACCTTTTGGGTTTACTTTAGCCCAAGCATTTGCTTCACCATCTTTTGGTAATAATTCAGCAGCTTTGAGTTGTTTTCTTGCAGCAATACCTTCAGCAAGAGTTTTATCTTTTTGTGCTTCAGCAACTGGTTTTTCTTCTGCTACTTCTGCGAATGGTTCAACAATTTCTGCTTCTGCTTCATTAAGTTCGCCTTCATTGATAATTGGGAGATCAATTTTACCACATGTTTTAATAAGATAAATTAAGATAACAGCGATTCCGACAATTAAAGCAATTTTTAATATATTTGAAGTATTCATTGGTTATTATATATAATGTATAAATAAAAAATTTTTGGTTAATTAATTAAATTGTTTAATTAATTACTCAAATTTGAGAAACAACTATATCTTTATATACTGACAATTTTTAATCAATATTATTGAATAATTCTTTTGTTTTATAATTTTCGATTAAGTTTTCAACTATATATTCATGTTCTTGTAAATAATCAACATCATCGTCATCTGAACTTTCATTATCAGACGAACTTTCAATAAAATGATATATATTTTTTTCTAATTTGCCTAATCCTATATTTTCTTGTTTTTTTTCTTCTTCTTCTTTTTCTTCTTTTTTTTCATTTATTTTAATTTGGGATATACTCCAAAATGTCGCAAATTTAGTTCTAGAAAATTGAATACCATTAAAGCGAATAATTAAAGATATAATGTCATTTTCTTTAACACTATTACATGATACTCTTTGTTTGTTAGAATTATAAACTTCACATTCAAGTTCATCATCATCAAGTTCAATTGGTAGTGTGAGAATTGTATCCATACCCTTCAATTTTAAGAAAGATACAAACGATGAATCTAATGTATCACTATTAGAATCTATTCCAAACCACTTTTGATAATGTTGGTGAACACGATTTATACAAAGCATTTCTAAATTCATAAAAAAATTATAATAATTTTCGTCATCAAGTATTACATCTATTTTATATTTTCCATTGTCATCATAAAATCCAGATAATGTTCTTACATTTTTAAGTTGAATAAATGATGTTTTATTATCTAAAAGAACAGATGATATATACTTATTATTTAATTTTTTAGGCAATTTAAAAGTAAATTGTTCAATATCAATATCTTCGCACCTTTTAATTGAGTACATTATTATTTTAAATATATAAGTTAATTCAATTTGAATGAACGCAAATTTTATAGAACTATATAAAAATTACTTTTTTTTATTGTGTTTTGTCCAATTATATTTTTGCATAGGATTTTTTATTTTTTCTATTTTCTCTATTTTCTTTGGCGATTCATTTGTTTTATTTGTTTTATTTTTTTTATTTTTTTTTCCCCCTAAAACAACCCATTTTGGACTCATTGGTTTAAGTGGTTTATTAATATTTTTGAAATAATTTAATCTTTTTTGTTCTGCTCGTTTTTCTTTATTTTCTAAATCAACTATATATTTTCCACCATGTTGGCATAATTGATAAAAATGTTCAAAACGACAATTTTGTAAAATAGGAATACAATTATCATATATGTGATCCATTAATCCTGTATGAAGATCCCAACACCCGTCAAAATATTCTTCTTCTTTTAATTGTCGTTCCATCTCATAATATTCGTTTCGATCATCTTGATCATCCCATTCATTATAATAACTCATTTTAAATGAAATTGTCTATATTAATTTTATATAATAATATTATTTATATATCATTATATATAAATGATAGTATAATAAACGAAAAACCCAGTCCCAAATATATTAAAATTTAATTAAATTAGGAAAAAAATGTTGCAGCAAAATTATCATCAAAAAAGAATTGATTATTTTTTTGATGATAATTTTGTAAATGTTGATTATTATTATTATTATTATCATCATTATTATTATCATTATCATGATTAAATTTACAATTTTTTTTGTTTCTACATTTTAGTCCATATCTACATTTTTTCTTAGATTTATACTTTTTTTTTTTCTTATTTTGAAAATTCCAATTTTTATTTTTATTTTTATTTTTATTTTCTTTTGGTAATTGTTCAGATTCAAAAAAATCATCATAATCAGATTGATAATTGGTTGTTCCACCTTTAATTCTAACTTCTTGCGTAATTTCTTCACCTGATATTTTATTTTTTAAATTTTTAGATATGTGAATAAAATTATTTCCTTCTTGAAAACGTTTTGTTTCTTTGAAATCTTTATTTTCACGAATTTGTTTAGCTGTTAAAATTTTACTAGGATATTTTTTAAATTTATTCATCATTTTTCCAAAAATACTTGTTTTTTTTCTATTAGATTGATAATTATTTTTATCTTCTTTTTTTTCAATGGAATCATTATCAAATCTTGATATTTTGTATCTATCTTGATTTTTATAAGTATCTTCATTTCTATAATATTTTGAATCTAATGTAAGAGACATTTAAATTAATAAATAAATTATTATTAAATAAATGTATTAAAGTTCGATTTTTTTTTTATATTTATTGTATTTCAATTTCAATTTGTTCGCTTTCATTTTCTTCGTTTTCATTTGAACTTCGCATATTTTGAGATGGAGAATTACAATTTGAGTTATTTTTATTTAATTCATTATAAAAGTCATCTTTTGATATTCTCAAAATCCTACAATTTGATCCAACTCTTGCTGAAAAATCAACAATGTATTCATTCATTGGTCTTGTATGATTCATATACGATTTATATACCGATTCAAAAATATCGGGACATAAAACAAACCATCTAGAAACTTCTGATAAAAAATTATTTTTACCAGAATGAATTTCTAATTTACCATCTAAAACAACAGACATAAAATTACTTTTTTCATTTTTTTTATATACCATTAAACCATTTTGTTCAATCATATCATATGGTGATTTTATCATTGTAAAATTTTTATTGGAACTATCTGGATATAAAACTTCAATTACTTTTGAATTTTTTATAAGATTTTCAATACTATTACTAGGTATTGTTCTAAAAAAATGATATGTATATTTTAAATGATGTACAACTGCTTTTATTTCTTGGGGGCTTATAAAATCTGGTTTTTTTCGTCTATAATCAAATAATTTTAATTTATTCATATCAAATTTACGATATTTATCTTGTTTATTTCTATCCAATGCAATATCTGTTTCATCAATAATATCAACTTGTAATATAGATTCTAATAAATCTTCTAAAGTCAGTATTCCAACATTTTTTTCAGTAAATAATCCCATATTATTTGTTTTTTTTTCTTTTACAATAGCAATATGCCCTTTACCTGAACAAAAATCATTTAGCATTATATTTAATTTGTAATCAGTTGCTACTTTTAAAATTTGATGTTCAAATGTATTAATTATTGATGAAACAGGTATTTCATCTTCAGGATCTAATAAAATCAATTCTTTAACAAATAAAATTCCAACAATTTCTACATCTTCTACATCTTCTTTAGAATTATCTGAAAATACAGGTATCCTACTATAACCTTTTTTAAAAATTTCTAATAATGTTTCAAAATTTAAACGATCATTAATATTAATTTTATATACGTTCTCCCAAGGCATCATTACATCTTTTACAAATTTTGTTTCTAGATTTAAAGCACCTGTCATTATATTGGCGACATTGGTTTGTAACTCTGCTAATTGTTCTGTTTCATGAATTTTAACCAACCTTTTTAATTCTGTATTACTATATATCATACCAACTTCATTACCAAAAAATTTATTTAAAATAAAGGACAAAGGAAAAGCAATTGGGAATAAAATTATTAACAAAAAATGAGTAATCCAACGTGTTTTATAACCAATTAAAAGTGAATATCTGGAACAAGTTGATTGAGGTATAATTTCTCCAAAAATTACAATAATTGTTGTTGATAAAACTAAACCAATTATACCACTTGTAATATTCGCCATTATTATTGATAAAGCCGAATTAACTAATACGTTTCCTAAAAGAAGAGTACATAATAATTGATTACCTTTCTTTCTAATCGGAAGAATTGAACGAGCATATATAGAATCTTTTGTATTACCACTCATAATTATTTCTAGTCCAATTGGATCTAAGCCAAGTAGTCCAAGTGTTAGACCAGAAAATAATCCCGAAAGACATATCAAAAGAATAATTAATATAATTTCTATTAATGAAATATTTACCATTAAATTATTTAATTTAATATCTAATACATCAATTTTAAATTTTTATATAATAATTTATTATATAAAGAGTTAAATGGTGAATAAATACTTATACACTTTTTTATTTATGTTAATAATTTACTTGGTAATAGAAATTCTATCATCAACAACATATTCATTAATTTCTCGCCCTCAATGTAAGGAAGTAAAAAAATATGAATATGGCGGTCTTCATCCAGGCAATACATTATTGATAATTGGTAGTGTTCATGGTAATGAACCAGCTGGTCATTACACATTAAAAATATTGAAAAAAAAATTAGATAAGAAAGAAATAGAAGTTACAAATGGTAAATTAATATTAATACCAAATCCAAATTTTTGTGGTATTGAATATAAAAATAGACATGCACCAGGAAATAAGGATATAAATCGTGGTTTTCCTAAAAATTTGACTGATAAATCACACACTGAAAATAATAAAAAAATTGTTGACTATATTTCTAAAACAAATCCAGATATTATATTAGATTTTCATGAAGCATGGTCTTATCATAAGATGAAAAATGGATCTTATGGTTCTACTATTATAATTGAGAAAAATCAAAATCAACATATAGTATCAAAATGTATAAGGAGATTAAATAAAGCTATTTCAAACAATTCTAAAAAATGGTCTATTATTACCGATTTCCAAGATAATCCCGGCAGTTTAAGACATTATTGCAAAACGATTAAAAAACAATATGTATTAGTAGAAACATCTGGTCAATTAAACGTTCAAAAACTAGACAAAAGAATAAATCAAAATATGACAATTATTAACACTTTCTTAAAAATGTTACATATAATAAATTAATTAGTTAAATCCATTATAGTTTTAATTACATCACCTTTATTTTTTTTTAAATACTTAATAGCCCTCTGTCGTGAAACATTTGCTTGTTGCATTACCATTCTAATATCATCTTCAGAATATACATTTGAATTATTTGAATTATTTGAATTATTTGAATATCCGGAAATTTCTCGTCCCCAATCACTAAGATGGCGAGGTGGGATACCAAATGGATCACTAAAAATAATGTAACTCTTATTCATTGGAGTAGAAGTACAAACGTGATTTCTTTTTTTTTTTTTTGAATTATTATCATTATTATTATTATTATTATTATAATCATCAAATTGTTTCAAATATTTTTCAAAATTTTTATCAGCATCGTCTGAAGTTTTACTTTCAGCAATACGAAAAATCCAATTAATTGTAGAATCTTTTGTAAAAATATTTTTTAATCTTTTTACATATTGTTCAGCAGATTCTTTTGTAAATCCCAAACTTCGATAATTTTCAATTTCTTCATCGATATTCCAACTCTCCTTTAATTCAATATCTGAATAAATTTCCAGATATTTTCTAAATGTTTGAATTAAATTTAAATTCTGAATTTCAGAATCAGTTAATTTATCTTGTAAAAAACTAAAAACGTGTCTAGATTTTAAGCCAACATTCCTCATAAAATCCTTTTTCGCATAATATTCAGGTGTTTTTTGAGAATTTTCCATAATTAATTTAATATGATATATTTAATTATTTTAATTTATTTTCAATTTTTAAATTAGTTTTTAAAGATTTTATACTTTTATTAAAAAATTTGACGAATTTTGTTTTTCGTTTGGTTATTTCTTTCTTTTCCATTTTGATGGAATTTAAATTAGATTTATCAAATAATTGTTCTTTCCAATCCAAAATTGTCCAATTGTTTTCAATCATAAAATTTAAGCATTTTTTATATACTTCTTCAGTTGGAGTAATAATGGGTGAATATAAAATTCTCTTAACTAATTCAAACTCTTCTACTTTTACCCCCCCAGGAAGAAGCTTATTTATTTTTTCTCTATTACTTTTAATTCTACTCATTTTACCCAATGTTTGAGGAAATTCTATTCGTCTTCTTTTTGAATTTCTTGTTACATTTTCTAATAAATTTACCTGATAAGGAATTAAATTAAAATTTTGATTACTACGAATATTATGTTCAAATAAATCTACATCACTCATTCGATCTGAACGATTAACAACTTGTTCTAAGTTATTACTAGTAGTAATATAATTATGTTCAATCCAATGACCATACATAAATTTATCTGAATAAATTATATCCTTCTTCATATCACTATCAACTTTGTTATTAAATAATAAATTAGAACCATCAAATATATTATATGCGATTTTCTTCTTATTATTTATCTTTTCTTTCCCTTCTTTCTTTTCTTTAGGAACAGGAATTGAATAAAATTGTAAATTTATTAAACAATACCTAATATCACATCTACTACTTTTTATTAAATTATTTATCAAATCTTCATCTACTTCTAATCCCTCTTTTTTTAAAAGAGATGATAAAAAATTAAATACTTCTTTCTTTTTTGGGTGAGATAATTCAATTAAAGAACAATATTTCTTAATTGTTTTAATCTTCCTTTCATATTTATCACAACATGTCAATATGATAGGAATTTGTGTAACTTTCAATAAATCACTTATATATTTTATAAATCCTTGATCACTACCAGTAGAAATTTCTACATCATCAATTAATAATAAATTTTTTATAAATGGACTACTCGTTTCTACCAATAATTTAAATTTTTTCATTACTTTTCCATTTCTTTCATCAGAACTATTTAATTCTAATACATTGTATTTATATTTTTTGGCAACAACATGGGAAAGACAAGTTTTTCCTGAACCAGATGGTCCAAATATTAACATTCCCTTATTTTTAGATGAAGGTTTCCAGTCCTTTAACCAATCCTTTATTTTTTTTAATTCAAATAAATTTGAATTTCCTACAAAATTTTTTAATTTTTTAGGTTTATATTTTTCAATAAAAGAAATCGGTTCAAATTTTGGATTTAAATCTAAATTTGCTACGTTTTGTGTTAATTCAGATACTGATTTATCTTTTAAATTCATACTTTCAAAATTATCTGTCAATGTAGTAATTTCAGATAATTTTCTCTTTAATTTTTTCTTCTGTTTTTTCTTTCCCATTATCTAAATTCTTAAGTATTCGAATATATAAATTTTCAATTTTTTTTTTATATTCATCTATCGTAGTTTCATTTGTTATACTATAATCACCCTCCATTTTAGTTGCATATTGTTCTGAGACATGAGTATCAGAACAAGATTTATCTGGTCTGGTAACTTTTACGATTATTGCTCCCATTTCTTTTAATGCTTTATGCTCATCAGGAAAACGAATATCTGTAACAATTAAACATTTATTTGGATTTTTCTTTTTCCAAACATTATACCATATTTTTAAACGATATACCCAAAATGAGTTACCAATCTCTTCAATTTTTGTACCTGGTACGATTTTTCCATATTGTTGTCTAACCAGATCTGTTCCAAATGTTTGAAACATTTGACGAGGTGATAATCCCCATCTTGGATCAACAACTTCTTTTAAATCTCCATCTATCTGTTCATCAGATAAACAGAACATTATTCGGCATGCCTCCTTTAAAGGTCCCGCAAATGAACATTTATCTACTGTTTTGAATGTTTGAATTAAATGATCTGCAAAGGTATCTTTACCAGCACGTTTATTCCCACAAAGTCCGATTATCATAATTTATTATTATATTACTAATATGATAATTTTTCAATTTTAACTTTCAAAATAAATTCATCGCAATTCTGTAAAATTCTTCAATGTTTTCTTCATCAGTATTTCTGATATTATTCCATAATTTATATTGATAAAATGCTTGCTTATATAATATTGAAAATCCTTCAACAATATTTAAATCTTCTCTATCTATCAATTTTACATCTTTTCCAACATATGCCATGTTAATTACGCAAGTATTCGGTTTCAAATTATCATAATTGATATTTACCTTCGGGGGAACACATATAATAACTAACGAACAATCATTATTTAATGTCATACTTTCAACAAAATTATTGATAACAAAATTTTTAAGAGTTTTAGATGCTCTTTCTTTATTACGACAATAGATGTTACAAGGTATATTTAATTGATTTAAAGCATAACAAGCTGCTTTTGCTGTTCCGCCATTACCAACAATACATCCACTTGTAAATTTTTTATCAAAATTTTTAATCGCATCACGAATTGCTAACCAATCTGTATTATCTCCAATAAATTTATATTTAAATATCTGATTATCATCTGTTTTAATGATGGTATTAATAGCACCAATATTTTTAGCATGTTCTGTTAAAATATCCATATGAGGCATCATCTTTTCCTTTAATGGCATTGTAACAGAAGCACCATAAAAATTTGGACGCTTCATTACATCTAAAACATCTTCTACATATTTTGTTTCATTTCTTGAATATATACAATTCTGCTTGAATTTATCAAAAACATAATTATGAATAAAAGGACTTGGAGACTTTTTTATTGGAAACCCAAAAATACAATATTCCTTTTCTTTATTTTTTAGAATTATATTTCTCACTTCATTAATTTGTTTATAAGTTAATTGACCTGGTGCTGTTGAATCAATAAGACTTGATGTAACTGGTGTTAGGTATTTATTCATTACTCTGGTAAAACTACCTTCATCGCCAATAGCAATAAATATCTGTTTTATATCAAATTGTGATAAAAACTCTTTTGTTTTATCATAAATATCATATGATACTACAACCTTTAAAATATCCGGTTTATGTTTTTTTAAACCATATTCAACATTGTGTTTTAAAATATTAAAATTTTTAGTATGACAAGAACCAATTACATTACAATGTCTTCTATCTTTAATTTCAAAATCACAACTTAATTCATGATCAATATATTCAACGCCCAATTTTATAAATAAATCAATTAATTTACATAATAATTTATTATCACCATCAAAATGCCCCCATTCTTTAGTACTTCTTGTTGTTAAAATTAATGGAACATTAACTATTTTTTGAACTCTACCAATTATAGTTTCAAGATATTCTAAATTATTTTCTATTTTTGGACAAAAATCTACACGAAGTTCTAAAGCATCAGCACCCTCTGTCATTTCTTCCAAATTATGAAAATTTTCTCGTATTTGATTAAAAGGTATACATACAAAGTAACTATTTGGTAAAATTTCTCTCTTTTCATTGATATTTCTGAAAAATTTAGTAAAATGTGATAATTGTTCCGAAATTCTCTTATGCGAACTTTTATATTTATAATTTGAAACATCTTCATAATAATCCTTACGTTTTGAATATAACTCTTCAATTGAAACTCTGTATGGTGCCTTTAGTTTTCTTTTCGTGTAACGTTGTTTAATTGTAACTGGTGTAGTGTCAATATAAATAATTAAACAATTAGTTTGTTTTTTTAGATTTAATAAAAGTTTTCTTGATTTTTCATATTCAATAATTCCACCTCCAGTACTAATAATATCATATTTAGCGTAATTATCTTTTAATATTTGATATTCATATTCTCTAAATTTTTCCCATCCATATCGATTTATAAATTGTTCTGGTTTAGTTTCATAAGTTTGTTCAAATAATAAATCACAATCACAATAGGTTAGTGAATATAATTTTGATAATTCTTTTGCTACATATGATTTACCACTGCAAGGCATTCCAACTAATATAATTGGTTTTTTTGATATGTAATTCCAGTCAGTTGATTTCTTTTCTTGTTGCTTTTTTACAATTTCGTTTTGTAATCCTAATGATGACATGTCCTTCCAAAAATTAGGATATGTCTTATTTACACAGGTATAATCTGAAATAACTAATTCATCCATTGAGACACTCAATAGTGAAAAACTCATTGCTATTCGGTGATCATCATGACAATTTACAAATATGTTTTTTAATCTTTTCTGAGGATTTCCATTTATGGTTAATTCTAAATTATCCAATTTAATATCAACTCCTGCTTTTTTCAAATGATTATATAAAACATTTATCCGTTCACATTCCTTTACATTTTGATTATCAATATTAACTATTTTTGTTACTCCATCAGATAATGCTGCTAAAATACCAATTGTTAAAAATGTATCCGATGAATCCATGTTTATTTTCCCAATGCCCTTTAAATTATGAACGTAATTACTAATCTTTGTTCCATTTTCATCACATGTTAAATCAAAAATTCCAAATTTTCTCATAATTTCAGTGGAATAAAATAAATCCCCTTGAATATTATTACTTGTTAAATTTGGAATATATAATGGTATTTTATTAATAATTGAATAAGCAATAGGATAACTGCATGAAGAAGCATCTGCTTCAATGTTATATGTTTCCGGATTATCATATATCTGATGCTTGATAGTAAAATGTTTTAAATCTGAATCATAATCAACATTTAATCCAAACTTGTTCATAATTTTTAAAGTCATTTTAATAAACTTTGCAGAAACTAGATTGTTTAGTACATTAATTTTCAATCCATCACGTATCGATGGAGCAACCATTAATAATCCAGTTAAATATTGACTGCTAACAGAACAATCCAAAAATATTTCACAACTTTTAAAATCAGTATTTCCTTCTACTCTAATAGGAGGATTTTTTCCATTATTTTCTGCAGAAATATTAATACCATAAATTTTTAATGCTGATACTAAATTTCCAATTGGTCGTTGTTTCATTCTTTCTACTCCTGTTAAATTTACAATTCCTTTATTAAGAATAATCATTAACGAAGTTAAAAATCTCATAGATGTTCCAGAATTTCCTAGAAATAATGTTCTTTCACCTTCAAAATCAATATTACCAGCACTTCCAACTACCATAATATCATTACCTTGTAATTCAATATCAATTCCTAGTGTTTGTAATGCTTTTATCATATGCAATGTATCATCGGATAGTAATGCATTTTTGATAATACACGTTCCTTTACCGAGTGATGCTAAGATTAATACTCTATTAGTTTCACTTTTTGAACCAGGGCCATAATAGGTTACAAATTCATTAATATGTTGATGACTTAGTTTTCGTTGAATTGTCATACATTCTATGATTTGATTTAATGTACATTTTTTTGTGTATGAATGTCCGATTTCATCAATCAAAACAATTCTACCATCTTTCTTATCATGTTTTAAATATTTTGAAATTTCTGAAATTTCAATATTTTTACATTCAATAGGCAGTTCGTATTTCCGAATACATTCAATAATTTCATTTCGAATAGTAATTGGAACTAGATACTCATTATTTTCTTTTAAACAAGATTCTAATATCATACCAATAGCAACGGCATATCCATGTTTTAATCCTTGCGAATATTCGATAATATGACCAATGGTATGTCCGAAATTTAAATGTTCTCTCGGACATGGGAGTTGGATATTGTTAGCAACTGCTGTATCATAAGCATCTTCTTCGACAATTTTCATTTTAGTAGTAGATGTTATTTGAATAATTTTGAACATCAAAAGTTTATCATTCAAAACCGAGTCAATATCATTTTCAATCAAAATATTCCATAAATTTTTATTATTAATAGCAGCAGTTTTTATAATTTCTGCAAATCCATTTATTACTTCTTCACGTGGTAATGTATTAATAAAATCCATGAATATCAAAATATATTTTGGATTATAAAATGCTCCGATTAAATTCTTCCCGAAATCGTTATTGATTCCTGTTTTTCCCCCAATACTCGAATCCACCATAGCCAAAATAGTTGTAGGAATTTGAATAAAATCAATTCCGCGTTTGAATGTAGATGCTACAAATCCAGATAAATCACCAACAACTCCTCCTCCAAGGGCTATTACACAAGATTTAGATTTTTTTATGTTATTTTCGAACATAAATTTTTCAATATTTACTTTAGTTTCTAATTTCTTTGAACCTTCTCCATGTGGTATTTGATATATCAAAATCGATATTCCTTTTGATTCATAATAATTTTGAAGTGAAAGAATTTCTTCTGAATAATAACGATATACATTATCATCTGTAATTATCACAATCTGATTATAATCATCAAGAACTTTTAGTTCTTTCAATTTTGAAAATTTTGAATTATATCTATTAAAAATTGGTGTTGTCATTATTTAATATTATTTAATCATAAATGTTTAAATGTTTAAATAAATAAATGACAATATTATATCTATAATATGAGTACTAACAATTTATCTAATGAATATATAAAAAAAAAAATTTTTTTAAGAAATCTTGGCTTAAAACTTGGGTATGTTTACAAATTTTTAGATGATGAATTGACTGAAGACGAAAGAGAAAATTTGAATTTTATTCAAGTTTTTCGCAAGTATCTAAGTACTTTCCAGAATGTAGAACTGAATGATTGTTGGACTATTGAAGAAGAAATAGAAAACTATCGTCGATTAGGTTTTACTTTGAAATCTGCAACGAAATACGTAAGTAAGCTAAAAAAAGTTTATACGAAAGATTCAACCATTAATTGGATATATAGAATTGCAGAGAGTAAATCGGTCCCTGATGGTGATAATTTATTTGAAAAGCATTTAGAACAATTCGATGAGAATCTTAAAAAGAAAGATGAAAAATCAGAAATATCTAATATAACAAACTGTCAGCAATGCTTAGCTTTTAGCAAAGAAAATGAAAAATGTAATATGTGTGAAATGGTTTGCTGTAACAAATGTAAATCAGGTCTAGAAGAGACTTGCTATGTTTGCGATTATATGATCAATAATTTTTAATAAATATCAAAAAATAATTTTTGCATTGTAATTTCTTTTGTTGGTTCATTATCAATATAATATTTAATCGTTTTAACTAAAAGATTAAATCTTTTATTGAATTCTTTTCTTAAACATTTAATTATATTTTTTTCATCAAATTCAAAACAACCTTCTATTTTTTCTTTTCCTATTTTGTATTTATCAGGATTGATACGAATCATAACAAGAGGTCTATTACCTAAATCTTTAAATAATTCCATCATTCGTTTCTGATCGCAAGATGTTGATTTATGTTGGTCTTCATCTAATTCAATAATGATTGAATATTTATAACAATCAATAAACCAATCAGGCATTCTTCCTGAACATCCACATTTTATTTTTTTATCATATTGGAAGAAGTTTATTCCAAATTTTTTAGTTAATTTTTCATTGAAAAAATGCTGTCTTAATTTATATCTTCTTGGTATTTTATCATTTGGATAGAAATTATAAAAACATCTAGCACAACATCTAATTTTTTTATCAAGTGATTTTACATATCTTTTTTCTGCCCGAATATGTTTACAATGCATACAAAAATTTTGAGGATTACAAATATGACAAATGCTTTTTCGTGTATCATGTTTACATAAAATTCGAGGACTACAAATATGACAATTTCCTTTTCGTGTATCGTGTTCACATAAAATTTTCGGATTACATTCAGGACAATTAAATTTCAGTATATTGTGTTTACATAAATTTTGAGGACTACATTCAGGACAATGCTGTTTTCGTGAACCATGTTCACAGAAATTTTGAGGACTACATTCACGACAATTTCCTTTTTGTGCGTCGTGTTCACAGAAATTTTGAGGACTACATTCACGACAATTTTTTTTTCGTACAGCGTGTTTACATGTTACGTGTTTTTTATAACATTTCTTACATTTTGCATGATTTTTCCTAAAATTACTAATATCTAATGTAAGATTACAAGTATTACAAGTTTTTGTTTGCATTATTTATTATAATGTATAATATTTATTCAATTTTAACTAATCTAGTTTCCAATTGATTTCTTCCTTATCTAGTTCTTTTAATTTGTTATTAATCTTACTAAAAATTTTTGAACCATTAAATGAATGATAGTTACCCATGCCTCTATAACATCCTAGTGGTGAGGGATGACTTGACGCAAAAATATGATGTTTTTCTTTATCAACTAAATCCATTTTTTTGAGAGCGTTTCGACCCCAACAGACGAAGATAACATCTTCAGTATTATCTGATATATATTTGATAACAAAATCAGTAAATGGTTTCCAGAATGGATGAGAATTTGGGCTACCCTGCACAACACTTAATTTGGTATTCAGTAAAAATATACCTTGTTCTGCCCATTGAGTAAGATCTCCGTGTTCTCCATTTTCAATGTCTAAGTCA